TACCGGCCCCGCCTTCCTCCACGGTCGAAGCCGTGGTGGATGAGGTAGGCGTAGGGCTTCGTCTTCACCCTCGTCCCGGCCATGATCAGGCCGTGGCGCCTGGTGGCACCGGCCTTGATCGAGTCTCGGAGGGCGCCGGTCCTGACCGGGACCATCTGCTTGGCGAACGGCACGATCTTCTCGGCTGCCGCCAGCGATGCTGCCCGCATCTCTTTGCTCAACTCCTCGTCACCCATGCGCCTCAGCGACATGGCCAACGTGGCGATGCCGCCGACCCGCATGAGCGGATCATTGCGGCCCACTAGAAGGAGCCAGAGTTGGTCTGGTAGGTGATGGTGACGGCGGCGTCGGTCCCGTTATCGAGCACCGTGAACGGGAGTTCGATAGTGGTGAGGTCGTCCAGGGAAGCCACGGGGGTGCTGCCCGTCCACTTGCAGACCGGCATGGTCACGTGGAAGAAGGGGTAGTAGGCCCCCTCGATGGCGGTGCCCTTGGTGCAGATGAACTCCAACTTGAACGTGGTGCCCGCTACGAATGCGGCGTACTGGGTCAGGCTGGCGAACTCGCCGCTGACCGTGCCGGTGTAGGACGGGACCGAGGACCGCTTCGGCTGGCTCTTGGTGGCGCTGCCTGCCAGGAACCGCCGGTCTGTCTTAGCACCAAGGTCGCCGTCTAGCGAGAACGACGTGAACGACGTGATGGCGCTGTCGTTGATCTCGATGGCCGCCTCGGTAAAGACGAAGGGGTCGGTGCTGCTGATGTAAGCCGGGGTGGCCTCGCCGGTCGAGGTCTGCTCGTTCTCCGAGTCGAAGTTGAACGTCATGGACGTCGCGGCACCCAACTCCTGGCCGATGTTCCAGCCGGTGATCTGGCTGCCCTCGTAGGTGAAGGTGCGGAGCGTCCCGGTGTTGTCGACCCGTGAAACCTGCACGGTGTAGGAGCCGGTGGGAAGCGAATCCGATGTTGCGTGGGTCTGCAAGTAGGCGCTGGTGGAACCCTGCTGGGTCGGCCCGCTCGCTGTGCCGAGGGCGTATTGGAGTAGCAGGCCCAGTCCCTTGTCCATGACGTCCATCTCGATGGAGCCGGTGGCCCCGAGTGAGATGGTGTCGTCACGGTCGGACCGGATGGTCTGCATGTCCCGGCGGAAGCCGATGGACTGGATGTATTCGACGTCCCTGGTGAACGTGTCGGCCTTGGCTTCGTAGGCGCGGGTGGGTGCGACGGCAGTCCCATAGGTCGACTCAACGCCGACCTGGACCACCTGGTCGAGGATGGATGACATGGGCTAGCCCTCCTCGGGCTTGGGGGTGGTGGTGGCCCTGGGGGCCGGTTGGAAGTCGGGGTGGCCTGCCAGGGACTTGGCGTCCTCGGCAGAGACCTCGACTGGGGTTCCATTCGGGAACACCACAACGTGGCCCGAGAGGAAGTGAAGGGTGACCGAATCATGGCCACCCGAGTAGGTGACGGTCTTGGTGGGTGTCTTGGTGGGACTCAACTGAGTCTCGCTTTCACTTGGAAGTGGACGGTGATGACGGAGTGGGGGCCGTCGATCCCGGCCTCGTTGGAACTGACGGACATGCCGGAGCACTCCATGAACATGAGCCCGGTGACAGCGTCCGAGAGGGTGGGGTAGTCGGCCACGACGTTCTCGACGGCCGCCGCCAGGACGAAGGCCCGCTCCTCGTTCTCCTGGAGGCCCTGGGGCTTGGACTGGACCGACACGATCACGTCGAGCGTGTAGTTCTCGATGCGTCGGCGCCTGCCGCTGGACAGGGACTCGGGGTCCTGACCGCCTGCGGTGACGTCACCGATGAAGACGTGTTCCCGGCGGGCAGCGCCGCCTGGGTCGCCGTAGGTGACCTGAATGGCCGTCAGGGTGGAGTCGGCCTTCAACTTGGTGAGCAGGGCCGCCTTGACCTCGTAGATGGTGGTGGAGGCCATGGGCTATTCCGAGCTGTTTTCGGGCTCGGCGTCGACCGGGGCCAGATTCAGCGGGATGTAGTGCCGGGTGCCCTGGTCGTCAGGGAGTGCGGCCAGGCCCTCGTAGGCCCGGACCTCGTCGATGGATAGCACCCCGGTCTGGATGGCCGTGGAGTACGACGCCCACCGGTCTGCCGTGACCCGGCGCATGGACTCCAGGTCGAACCGGGCGTAGGCCACGGCGATGCCTTCGGAGCGCATGATCGAGGTGAGGGCCGCCTCGACCCTGGTGACGAGGGGGCGGAGCGAATACTGGGAGAAGGCCACGTTCTGTTCGTGGAGACCAGAGCCCCACGAGGTCGAGCCGGAGGCGTCGGCCAGGAGGTGCGGCGGTACTCCGTAGAGGCGGGCGACGTCCTGGACGGTGGCCTGCCGGGTCTCCAGGAACTGGGAGTCCTCTGGGCTCAGGCTGATCTTGGAGAACTTGGCGCTCTCGGTCAGCACCGCCAGGCGGGACCCGTTGCCTGCGCCCTTGTGGACGTCGTTCCAGGCGGTCTTCAACTGCTGGGCGCCCTCCGGGGAGAGTTGCCCAGGGACCTCGATGACGCTGCCGGGGGTCGCCCCGTTACCGAAGAACGCAGAGCCGAACCGCTGGGTGGCGATGCCCAGACCGATGAACTCACGGGCCGCCGTGATCGGGGACAACCCCTGGATCTGGCCTGGCTTCATGAGCCCTCGGACCATGGTGATGTCCCGGCTGGTGAACGTCGTGCCCGGCGCTTGGGAGGAGGTGAACGTGAGGCGCTGGATGCCGCTGTCGTCGGCGGCCAACGTGGGGGTGATGTCGGAGGGGTCCAGGACCGACAGCGACAGGACCCGGCCGGTGTCATCTCGGAGCGTGGCCAGGTAGGCGTTGCCGTCCAGCAGGAGTGAGGTGACGACCTGGCCGAGGATCTCGTGGTTGCGGAGTTCGGTGCTCATGGAAAGCACCCAGGTCGGGAGCGGACGGAACTTGCGCTCGGACCCGTTGGAGCGGTACAGCACGTCGAGGCTGAGGGTCGACACCGAGTCCGACAGGAGCCGGATGGCGGCGTACACCGACGACAGGGTGAGGGCGGTGTCGTAGTCGACGACCTCCCCGGAGGTGGTCCTGGCCGTTGTCAGGTCCAGGCCCCGCTTCCAGATGTCAGCGAAGGTCAACTCGCGGCGCTCGGTGCGGCCACCGAGGAGGCGTCGGATCATGAGTCACCCCCGTCGAGCGACCAGGCGGCCCGGAATACAAGGCCACCGCCCACCAGGAAGGCGAGAGGCGGCCAGGCCAGGTAGAGCCCGTAGACGATGAGGGCGATGCCCACGCCGGACAGCGTGGTGGTCAGCCATTCCATGGGGGCTCCTAGAACGCGGTGGGGCCCCGATGCCGGTGGCGGTTCAGGACCACGTTGACGTCGGGGAGAGGGGTGGGGCGGTTCATGCCCGGCTGGGCCAGTTGGATCTGGCCGAACTCGGACTGGACAGAGATGGCCCGGTCCGGGATGCGGGAGACCTGCTCCAGGAGGTGATAGCGGGCCAGGGTGCGGGCTGCCCAGCGGATGTCGTTGGGCGCCACGGTGCCTGCTCCGGCCTCGTACTCGATGAGGACGAGGTTGCCGGGGTTCGTGTAGGTCCAGACATCGGACTTGCGCTGCATGGTGCCGTCGTCGAACAGGGCCGTGTCGGTGATCTGGGAGGCGGTCAGCGCCGTCCCGTTGATCGAGGCCGACAGGAGGGTGGCGGGGAACATCTTGGACACCCGGATGGTGTCCGAGTTCGTGCCGTTGAGAACCTCGCGGTGGTACCGCTGGGTCCAGGAGACCCCCGTGTAATCGTCGATGATCGCCGTGGCGTAGTCGATGGCGTCGATGAGGTCGGCCAGGGGGAAGGTGGTGGCCTCGCCCAGGATCGAGTCCATGGCCCGCACCTCGGCGGGCGTGGCGTACCAGCCACCGACGATCTCGTGGTGGGTGTCGAAGGTCATGGTCGAGCCCCAGGTGCCCGACCAGGTGGCCGTCAGTTTCTTCAGGTTGGACTGGGCGGCCAGGGAATAGGTGTAGACCCCGGACCCCGCCGAGGTGGTGGCGGTGGCCGAGGCGACGACGGTGGTGCCCGCCTCGTCCACGATCCCGATGGTCACCGAGCCGTCGGCGTCGGTGGCGGTCTCTCCTGAGTAGAACGTGGTGGAGAGGGTCTCGACGGTGTCGCGGAGGATCTGGCGGGAGTCAGTTGAGGGGTCGGCGTAGTAGGCCAACGGGGACTCCTACTCGGTGGCGGTCTCGACCGCCTTGGTGTGGGCGGCCTTCTCCACCTTGGTCTTGCGGGTTGGCGTGACCTTCTCGGCGATGCCAGCAGCCACCAGGCGGGCGGCGTCCTTGTCGTCGGCCCAGTCGGTCTCTTCGCCGGGGGCGAACGAGCCGTAGGTACCGGAGATGGACTGGAGCAGGCGGATCTTCAT